CAGCTTAAACGGTTGGTTATTAAGACTAAAAATGTTAATATCCTGGTGTGCCAAGATTGTTGGGAACCGGATCAGCCACAGTTACAACTAGGTATGTACCCAGTCAATGACCCACAAGCGGTTAGAGACCCACGACCAGATTTAGGCTATTATCAATCAGGTTTAAATGGGTTACAATTAACGGAAACAACAGGCGTTAGCCCAAATGCAACTGGGGTTCCCCTGCAAGGTAGTAGAATAATACAGTGGGGCTGGAATCCGGTAGGACTGCATGACCCATTTAATCTAGAGGTTAACTATTTAGTAGCCGAAGGTCAAGTCGGTACAGTAACAGTAACAACAACTTAGGAGTAATAAAATGGCATTTAAAGCAGGCGCACAAGGTATTAATAAAAAAGGTAAAACTAAAGGCAAACAGTTAGGCATCGATGGTGCTAAACTGCCTGTTGATGGTGGTGTTTCTAAAGGTGGTAAAGCACGTTCAGTTAAATCCGTCGACATGAAGAAAATGGGTCGTAACTTAGCTCGTGCAGCTAATCAAAAAGGCGGTTAATATGGCTGAATATAAACAACCACAAGTGGTACCTAACGCGGACATCAGTTACAACACTGATCCAAACAACATAAGTGCAGATAAATCAAACGGCGCTATTCCAGCTCGTCGCGTAAGCGGTGGTAATCCTGCACGTAATGAAGTTAAAACAGCTGGCGTAGCGCAACGTGGTAAGGGCGCGGCTACAAAAGGCTTCACTTCACGCGGTCCGATGGCATAAGGTAGGTCAATGAACTACACCCAATTAGTTGCGGCTATTGAAAGCTACACCGAGAATCAGTTTGAAACGACTGATATAGACACGTTTATTAAAGAAGCAGAGCAACGAGTTTACAACTCTGTGCAATTGCCAGCCTTGCGTAAGAACGTGACAGGTAATTTAACCAGCGGTAACAAGTATCTTTCATGCCCATCTGATTGGCTAGCAACGTTTTCATTAGCTTTGATTAATGGCAATAACGAGTTCACGTACTTATTAGACAAGGACGTTAACTTTATTCGTGAGTCTTACCCTGATACTGATGCTGCGTTCTACGGAACCCCTGAGTATTATGCACAGTTTGACCAGAATACTTTTATATTAGGACCAACACCAGACGCAAGTTACAGTATGGAGTTGCACTACTTCTATTACCCACAGTCGATTGTTACTGCAGGTACTAGTTGGTTAGGTGATAACTTTGATTCTGTACTGCTATATGGCGCATTATTAGAAGCTTACACCTACATGAAGGGTGAGGCTGATGTAACAGCAACATATCAAAAACGTTACGATGAGGCTATGGCTTTATTGAAACAACTTGGTGATGGTAAAAATAGAAGAGACGCATACCGCAATGGGCAAGTAAGATACCCAGTAATGTAATTTAGGAGAAACAAAAATGGCAATTTCACAAGCAATGTGCACGAGTTTTAAAGTTCAGTTATTGAGCGGCTCGCAAAACTTTAACACAGGTACAACAAAGGTTTATAAAATCGCGTTGTATACTTCAGCAGCAACACTAGGCGCAAGTACTACTACATACTCAGGTACTACAAATGAAGTAGCTAACGGTGGGGGTTACTCAACAGGTGGTAACACCCTTACAGTGTCTCAAGTGCCAACATCATCAGGTACTACAGCGTTTATTGACTTCGCGGATACTACTTGGTCAGCAGCAACAATTACTGCTCGTGGCGCGTTGATATATAACAGCACTGATGATACTGCAGTAGCAGCGTTGGACTTTGGTTCTGACAAAACATCAACTGCTGGTGACTTTACAATCATATTCCCAACAGCGGACGCAACAAACGCAATCATCCGTATAGCCTAGAATAGGAGTCTCAAATGGCTCTAGTTCTTAAAGACCGGGTTAAAGAAACCTCAGTATCGACTGGTACTGGGGCAATTGCGCTTGATGGTGCTACAGGTGCATATCAAGCATTTAGTACGATTGGTAATGGTAACACAACCTACTACTGCATAGCAGGGCAGACCACTGGTGAATGGGAAGTGGGCATTGGTACATACACCACATCTACTGATACCTTATCTCGTGATACTATTCTTGCCTCGTCTAACAGCAACGCAATCGTTACCTTCTCTGCCGGTACTAAAGACGTATTCATAACCTACCCGTCTGAGCAAGCGGTTTATCAAGAGGTAGATGGTAGCCTTAAACTTATTGCGGGGGTTATTGAAGTTTCTTTAGATGGAACTCATGGCACAACTTTAGCTAACACCGCATTCCAAGCGTTTGCTACTACTAATAGCTTCCTACAAAACAACATACAAAACTTAGATAGCGGTTCAGATGCATCAGGGGATTATGTAGCTACTAATGATGTTGGGGATGATACTAAGAATTATGTAGACTTAGGGATTAATAGTAGCGGGTTTACTTCCGGTAGTTTTCCTATATACACCCCCAACTCAGCCTATCTATATAGCTTAGGGGATGGAGTTTCTAACGGAGATTTGTTTGTAGGTACTGGGGATTTAGGCGATGTAGTATTACATGCGGGTGGGTTTACTACAGGTGATGTTGTAGCAACCATTAAATCAGACACTAAGAACTTACTAATCGGAACAACTACCGATACAGGGGAAAAACTCCAAGTTGCAGGCGATGCCCTTATTACTGGGGCTACGGAATTTGGAAGTACAGTTCTATTGGATGCAAACCCGACAACTGCCTTACAAGCCGCAACAAAACAATACGTAGATAGCCAGGTCACTGCAGGTCTTCACATCCACGCCCCTGTACGCGTTGAGACAACAGGTAATCTGACTGCTACATATGTGCAGGGTGGTACAACATTTAACATAACTACTATTACGAGTACGACTACCGTAACAACCTCGGTAAACCACGGACTAGTAGTAAACGACCAAATATGGCTAACTACCACAGCGGGTAATGGACTATCAACTAATACAGCTTACTTTGTATACTCAACACCAGCGTTAAATCAGTTAACCCTTTCACTAACCTTTGACGGCATCCAAATAACAGGGCTAACTAATGCCTCTGGTTTAACCTATGCTACACGAGCAAACTCAGGTGTAGGGGCTACACTAACAAACGCGGGTACTCAAGTTGCACTAACAGTTGATGGTATTGCATTAAGTGTAGCAAACCGAGTAATGGTACGACTACAAACCAATGGGGCTGAAAACGGGGTATACGTAGTAACTACTGTAGGTAGCGGCTCTACTAACTGGGTGTTGACCCGTTCGGATGATGCGAGTGTAGTAATTCCAGGGGACCCAGACGGGCTAGGTACTGGCGACTACTTCTTTACACAAGAAGGTGTACTTAACGCTGGTGATTCACACGTATTGACCACCGAACCAAACACAATGATTATCGGCTACACGACGTTAACATACACACAGTTCAGTGGTGCGATTACTTACACGGGCGGCACAAACATTGACATTACGGGTCAGACTATATCTCTTACAGGTACAGTTGCGGCTACTAATGGTGGTACAGGCACAAGCACTGTTACTACAGGCGACTTGCTTTACGGCTCTGGCACAAACGCGTGGTCTAAACTAGGCTTAGGTTCTGCATATCAAACGTTATCTGTTAATGGTTCAGGTACACAAGTCGAGTGGAATGCCTTAGCACTTAACCAATCAAATGCAGTGTCAGGTACCCTAGGGGCTACAAACGGTGGTACAGGGACAAATAATTATGCTACTGGGGACATGCTCTACTCCTCTGCGTCAAACACATTAAGTAAGCTGTCTGGCACTACATCTACAACTAAACAATACTTGTCCCAAACTGGGACTGGCTCCGCATCAGCGGCACCTAGCTGGGCTACTATATCAGCGGCAGATATCGGTGCAGGTACATTACCGGCTACTCGTGGTGGTACAGACAACAGCTCTTACTCAATCGGCGATATCCTTTATGCGGACACTACGACTTCTTTAGCTAGACTAGCTGACGTTGCTACGGGCAATGCGTTAATATCAGGTGGACTAAACGCAGCTCCAGCTTGGGGTAAGATAGCACTTGCTTCTGCGGTGTCAGGCACGCTACCTGTTGCTAATGGTGGTACAGGCCAAACAACAGCTAATGCAGCATTCAACGCTCTAGCGCCTAGCCAAGCCACTAATAGTGGTAAATACTTAACTACCGATGGTACAGATACGTCTTGGGCAACTGTGGCCGCAGGCGGAACTTTCAGTGCAGGTACTACAGGCTTTACCCCAGCAACGGCTACATCAGGCGCAGTAACATTAGCGGGTACCTTAAATATAGCCAACGGCGGTACAGGCGCAACAACTCGTCAAGATGCAATGGACGCACTAGCTGGTGCAACTACTTCAGGTCAATACTTACGTGGTAACGGCACAGACGTAGTAATGTCTGCAATCGTAGCGGGCGATGTCCCTACGCTAAACCAAAATACAACAGGTTCAGCGGGTTCAGTAGCTAATAGTGTTACATTTAATAACGGCGGCGCGGGCGCAATATCAGGTACAACATATAATGGTTCCGCTGCACAGACAATATCCTATAACACTGTAGGCGCTTATGCTGCGACTAACCCTAGTGGATTTACAAGTAATACAGGTACAGTAACAAGCATATCTGGCGGCTCCTACTTAACTGGCGGAACAATTACTACCTCTGGCACATTAGCGGTCGATGCAACTACGACTAACACGGCATCTAAAGTAGTAGCTCGTGACGCTTCAGGTAACTTCTCTGCCGGAACTATAACGGCTGCACTATCTGGTAATGTAACAGGAAACGTATCAGGCTCATCAGGTTCATGCACAGGCAACGCGGCAAGTGCATCATCTGTTGCCGCATCAGGCATTACAGGTCAAACAGGGATGTGGACAAGTGCCGCAAGACCAGGGGCTTATCGTTTATATCGTAATGATAGTAATGACCCTTATAATATCCAAACAACTTGGAGTGCGGATGTAAGTGGATATTGGTCTTTGCGTGGATATTATAATGATACCTATCATGCCCCTTGTTATGTTGGATATGCTGGATATTCAAACACAGCAGGTTCATCCACCTCATGTTCAGGTAACGCGGCAACGGCTACAAACGCAACAACAGCAGGTCGCATAGATTCATCGGTGCGAAATTACAGCCGCGAATGGATTGAAATGCCAAACTATTCAGGGCTTTATTCACCTTTAAATGGGGCGCATTTTTACCCTAATAACGGTACATACGGGGCTTGGCGTCTAGACGGTTCGCGTAATGGTTGGAAAGGCATTGAATTTGATGCGCAACAAACCTTAATGATGAATGACGGTGCTGTTGGGGTGCATAGAAATACAGGTGGTGGTTGGCGTTATTATGTTGAGGGAACAAACTTTTATAGTCCAGGCAATGTAACAGCATATTGGTCAGACCGAAGATTAAAAGAAAATTTAATTCCAATTCGCAATGAATCATTGGATATTTTAAGCAAACTTACAACTTATAGATTTAACTGGAATAGCAAAGTTAAAGAATTAGAATTGGATATTGAAGTTGGCAAAGAAGAAATTGGTTTAATTGCACAAGAAGTTCAAGCCATATTGCCTGACGCGGTTGTAGTAAATAAATCGTTAAATAGAATTAATGAAGATGGCACACAGCAAGATTACGATTATTTAACCATTAATTATGACAAAATTACACCATTGCTTGTTGAGGGCGTAAACTTGTTACGAAAAGAAATTGAAGAATTAAAAATTGAAATTGCTAAATTGAAAGGTCAAAAATGATTACTTATACAAAAAAAATTAATTCTGTTCAGGCTTATAAAGAATTAGACGGCGAAGTTAATGTTGTTTATAACATTTATTGGAGTTTAATAGGAACGGAAGATACTTATACAACTTCATGCCCTGCAATGACTTATGTTCCAACAATAGCAGGTTCAACATTTATGCCATTTGACCAATTAACTGAAGAAATAGTTTTAGGTTGGATTGATACATACACACCATTAGTTGTAATTGAACAATATAAAAATAGTGTTAATCAATCATTATTAAGCCAACAGCAAATAGATACGCCAACATTGCCTTGGCAGCCACAGCCAACACCTGTTGTAACTATAAAAAAGTAACAAGGCTAAATAATGTTTGGATTTAGCGCCTTTGCAGAAGCACCCTTTGCTGACCTAGGTGGGGCAACCTCTAGTATAGTCTTTGCAACAGGTCTACAAGGTACAACTGCATTAGGCGCGGTTACTACAGTAGCAAAAGCAAACGTATCTCCAACCGGAGTATTTGCAGTAAACGAACTGGGTGTAATAACTGTTTACCCAATAGTAAACGTATCTACAACTGGGCTCCAAGCAACGGGCTTTATAGGTAGTGTAACAACAACTGCCGCAGCAAACGCCCCAGTAACAGGTGTATTAGGTACAACGGCATTAGGCAGTGTCACAGTCACTGCATCTGGTAATGTATATGCTACTGGGGTTTATGGGAATGGCTATGTAGGCAGCGTTACTACAGTATCTAAAGCCAACGTATACCCAACAGGGGTATTGGGCACAGGTGAAATAGGCGACGTAACCTTCTCATTAGGGGCTACGGTATACCCCACAGGCAATTATGCTACTGGGTTTGTTGGCGATGTTACGGTTACAGCCAAAGCTACGGTAAATGCAACAGGGAACTCAGCGACTGGTTACGTAGGGTCAGTATCAATAGCAGGTAAATCCAACGTATACCCAACAGGCGTATTTGGTACTGGGCAGTTAGGTAGTGTAGTCGCATACCCGACAACCAATGTATTTGCAACTGGGGTAAACGGAACAGGCTACGTAGGCACGGTATCAATAACAGGCAAAGCTTATATCTACCCACTAGGAGTTCAGGGTATTGGGGTTGCAAGTTATGTGTTAGTATGGGGTCAAATTGATGACTCACAAAACCCTAATTGGGCAGTAATAGACGATAGTCAAGGCAGTACTTGGACAGCAATAAACGATACTCAAACACCAAATTGGACAGGAATACCATAATGACAGACACTATACCTAAGCAAGAAGATGAAGTACAATGCGATAATAAAGAAACGCAACCAATTGAATTAACGACACAAGAATCAAAAAGTGTGTCAGTAATGGTTACAGGTTTCTCGTTATTTGCTACCACATTGAAATAGCAAAATAAACAAAGGGAACAAACTATGGCAAGTACCTATTCACCACTCAAAATTGAGCTTATCACCACCGGCGAGCAATCGGGTACGTGGGGTACGACTACGAACGTCAACTTAGGTACGGCGCTTGAAGAAGCCATTGTTGGATCAGCAGACGTAACATTTGCAAGTGCTAACGTAACACTAACCTTAACAGATACTAACGGTACACAGACAGCGCGTAACCTAAGACTACGACTAACTGGTACAACCGGTGGTGCTAGAAACTTAATCGTTCCAGCAATTGAGAAGTTTTATATAGTACAGAACGATACCGCAGATACAATAACTATCAAGAATTCTACAGGCACAGGCGTTGCAATCCCTACCACAATGTCAGCCCTTGTGTACAATGACGGCACAAATATAGCTAGCGCCAGTGTGTATTCAACCTCAGTAGTTACACCATTGTTAGCCGCTACAGATGCATCATTTGTTAATGCATTACCTGTTACATCAGGTGGTACAGGCGTTACAACGGCTACAGGTACAGGCTCAGTTGTTCGAGCCACAAGCCCTACTTTGGTCACTCCAATACTAGGTATACCAACTTCAGGCACACTAACTAACTGTACGGGCCTTCCTTTATCTACAGGTATTACTGGTACACTAGGTGTTTCTAATGGTGGTACAGGTGTTACAACCTCAACGGGATCTGGCGCTAACGTATTAAGCAATAGTCCTACATTGGTTACTCCAGCGTTAGGTACTCCTGCTTCAGGTGTAATGACTAATGTAACAGGTTTACCATTATCAACGGGTGTTACTGGCACATTAGGTGTTTCTAATGGTGGTACGGGTGTAACTACATCAACTGGTTCAGGCGCAAATGTATTAAGTAATAGTCCAACCTTAGTTACTCCGGCTTTAGGTACGCCTACATCTGGAACGCTTACAAATTGTACTGGATACACCTACGCTAATTTGGCTGGAACTGTTCCAACGTGGAACCAGAACACAAGTGGTAACGCGGCAACTGCCACCAATGCGACTAACGCTACTAACGCTACTAACGCTACTAACGCTACTAATGCTACACAAATTACAAATGCGGGTGGGTGGAACGTAACACCTAGTGGCACTAATTTGTTTTTTAGTTATAATGGTACAAACGTAGGCGTACTTGATTCATCAGGTAATCTTACTGTACTCGGCAACGTAACAGCTTACGGGACAGTTTAACTATGACGCTTCCAGTATCAGGTGCAATATCATTTAATGCGATTAACGTAGAGCTAGGCGTTGCTGGCACTACTACAGCAAACATTAACCAAGCATCATATAGGACATTAGCTGGGGTACCAAGCGGAACTATTTCGCTAAGTAATTTCTACGGAAAATCTAATATAATTCCATATGGTTGTGCAACATATACAACCGCAGGCACATACTCATTTGTTGTTCCAACTGGCGCATCAAAAATATGCGTTGTTTGTGTTGGGGGCGGTGGAGCAGGTTGGGCTAGTTGTTGCGGAGTTTCAACTTACGCAGCGGGAGGTGGCGGAGCATTAAGCTACACAAATTGCGTCCCTACAACACCAGGAGAAACATTAACGGTTGTAGTAGGTGCAGCTGGTCCTGCAGCGACTGGTTTCGGGGGTGCAACTGGTCCTGGAGGTACATCTTCAGTGTCTAGAAGCGCAACAATTTTAATTTCTGCAGAAGGTGGTAGAGGAGCGCCTATGTCACCCACTAATCCAGGTGGACAAGCAAGCGCAGGGGTTGGTGCAGTTAAAAATAATGGCGGTGGCGGTGGTGTATGGGGCGGAGGTGGCGCCGCTGGTTATTCAGGAAATGGTGGTAATGGCGGTGCTAGTAATTTAGCAACGCCTGGGTCAGGCGGAGGTGGTGGTGGTGGAGGCTCATCAACTTCGCCCTATGGCAATAGACAAGGTGGCGGCGGTGGTGGGGTTGGATTAGTTGTTGCTGGAGCTAGTGGCGCAGGTGGAACCTCAAACATACGACCCGGTGGTGGAGGCTCTGGCGGTACTACTTCAATTGGCAGGATAGGAGGAGCCGTTGGTGGCGGTACTGGCTCTCATTATGATTCTAGTCCTGATGTTGGCACTGCAGGGGGCGTTAGAATTATTTATGGGGGCGTTGGTAAAACATACCCAAATAATTCAGCTCCATAAGATAAAGGAAATAAAAAATGGATCAACAATTAGTAATTAAACTTACCTCAGGCGATGGAAAAGGAACTCCAGTAGGACTGGTAGAAAGTCCTCCAATGCTTTATACAAATTTAAAAGCACTATACCCAACAGTTTCATTTTCTGAAAAGGCAACACCATCAGAAACAGAGCCATATGGGTATGGTGTATTTGAGTGGAACTTTGAGCCAATGGTAGAGGACGTTCCGCATACAAAAAATGTAAAAGCGCTTGGACTTATTAAAAATAGCCAAGGTGTTTGGCGTCCTGAGTTTGAATTAGTTGATGCTACCGAAGAAGAAATAGATATTCGTATTTCTGAAAAATCAGCGCTAGTTCGAAAAATAAGAAATCAATATTTAAAATTAAGTGATTGGGTTGAACTTCCTATTGCCAATATTACAGTTGAAGTTAAACAGCAATATGATATATATCGTCAAGAGCTTAGAGATTTACCTGCTAAAGAAGGGTTTCCATTTGAAGTTACAATGCCAGTTCGACCTGATTACGAAGAATAATTATGCTTAATGTTAATTATTGGGTGTTTCAATCATTGATATCCAATGATATGTGTGATTTGCTTATAAAAGAAACGGATTGGGATTCAGCTACTCAAGGTAAGGTACATAAAACTTCTGATGGAGAAGTAGACCTTGTTATAAGAAAAACAGATGTTGTATGGCTTCCGACTATGTCAGTTGCAGAGAGTATATTACGTAGCGCTATAACTTTAGCTAATGTACAAGCTAGATGGAATTACCGTTTAACTGGTATTGAACAAGTACAAATGGGTCGATATAAAATAGGCGGACATTATGATTACCATAAAGATTTAGACGTCCCCAATGCTAAAAATGAGCAGCGTAAGTTATCTGCGGTATTATTTTTAAGTAACCCTGAAGATTATGAAGGTGGTGAATTTGAGTTTAAAGATATAAAATTTGATAAGCCTAAATTTCCTAAAGGCACTATAATTGTATTCCCTTCTTTTCTAGACCATAGAGTTAATCCTGTTATATCAGGCGAACGAATTACTGCAGTTTGTTGGGCAAGTGGCCCAGCTTTTAATTAAGGACATATAATGCAAGCAATGCAAATGAAAATAGTACACTTTGATGCATTAAGTGGCGCAATTAGTATTAAATTTGCTGGAGATAAAGCAGAAAAGTCTATAGATGAATATCCAGCTCATGAGTTTAACATTGTAGAAACTCACAACAATGTAAAAGTAGAAGACATATTAAAAGCCTTAGCTCAAAATGGGTGGAACATAGCTTTTCAACAAGAAGCATCTGAAGAGATTGCGCGTAATGACGTAAAAATTGGCGTATATAAAAATCTAGTTGGCAACAAGTTTTCGTATACACAAGAAGAACTTTTTGCGCCTGAGGCATGTATTGCGGAAGATAATCAACCTTTAACACAAGGTCTAATGATTATATGATTATTGATAACGTGTTGCCAAAATCATATTCAAATGAAATTAAAAATTTATTATGTTCAGATATGTTTCCTTGGTATTTTAATAATGAAATAGTACCAACGGCGGTTGATTTAATGGACCCATTTCAATTTACGCATACTATTATAGTAGATGGTGAGCCTCGTTCAGACGTATATCAGTTAATTAAGCCAATGCTATATTTTATTGAATGGCATACTAATATAAAAATAAAAAAAGTTATTAGGGCTAAGGCAAACTTAATTACTAGAAACAATAGTGTATTTGACGCCTATAAAACAATGCATCAAGATAATGAAATTAACTATAAAAGTTTTTTATATTATGTAGATGATAGCGATGGCGACACCATTATTTTTGCAGACGATAAAAAGACAGAAGTTTTAAGAATAACGCCACAAGAAAATAAGGCCGTGTATTTTGATTCAACGACTTGGCATACATCAAGTATTCCAAATGTCGCAAAAAAACGAGTTGTAATTAATTTTGTCTTAGAGGTTGATGATGAGTCAAGTAAAGGGGATTAACCCTCGTCATTCATTTGAATATGACGGAACTCATGTAAACGTATACCACGGCAATGTTGGCGAAGGATTGCCTAGGCACGACCATAGTTATACACATTGCACAGTTTGCTATGCTGGTAAACTTAAAGTTACTAAAGAAAATTTAGAACTTATCATGACTAAAGAAAGCCAGCCTGTTGTTTTAAAAGCTGGTGAATGGCATGAACTAGAAGCAATTGAAGACGGCACAGTATGGTCTAACTTATTTGCTGCTGAGTTTATGCGTTGTGATCAGGCGCAGCATAATGGCTACTAACAAGTACCTTATTCGGTTTAACAAGTCACGTGGCCAGCCTAATAGAGGCACAGTAGACCACGTATGGCGCGTGTTTGAAAACGGCAAAGAATTTCTATGTAAGCATGTGAACATTAACGTGCCGTCTAAAAGCGAACGTACAGGTGAAGACTGGAACATTGCATGTGAGGGTACAATGACTATTGACAAAGAAACATCAACTATAAGTATTAACTAATATGAAACTATCGGAACACTTTAGATTAGATGAGCTTACCGCATCAGAGACAGCGACACGCAAGGGGATCGACAACACACCCCCACCAGTTGTCACGGAAAAACTTCGTATGCTGGCTGCTACGCTGGAGCAAGTTCGTAGCCTTTTGGGCAATAATTCCATTCGTATATCTAGTGGTTATCGCTGCCTTGCTCTTAATCGTGCTATTGGAAGCGGTGATTTATCTGCGCACGTACTGGGTTATGCCGTTGATTTCACATGTCCGAAGTTTGGTACGATTAAAGAAGTAGCTATCAAGATTGCGGAGTCGCCAATTAAATTCGACCAGTTAATTTACGAAGGTACTTGGGTGCATTTAAGTGTAGACCCGCGTAACCGCAGGGAAGTACTGACTGCTACCTTTAAAGGCGGTAAAGCTAAGTATTCAAAAGGAATTGCATGACAATTCAAAGCATAGGTGGCAGGCGTTTTTTGTTTGCGGTTGGACTAACGTTCCTATCCGCTGCCTTGCTCTACGCTGAAAAATTGACTAGTGGTGACTTTACTAGCATTGTAAACTTTAACGTAATTGCATTAGTAGCCGGACACACAGCTGATAAGTTTGCAGGGAAAAAGAATGCTTCCGATAACGTTTAATTTAAAACACGCCCTAATTGCCGGCGGTATATTTATAGCTTTTAGTGCAGGCTGGACCGTTAATGGCTGGCGTCACGATGGCGCTATGAAAAAAGCCCTGCAAGAAAAGATAGAATTGCAACAGGCTTACGACGCCTATGCTAGGGAAGTAGCTACTAAGTTTCAAAATCAACAAGCGGAACAAGCTATTGTATATAGAAATTTAAAAAGGAAGATAAACGATGTTACGGATAATAGGATATGTTTTGCTGACGGCAATGCTCTCAGCGTGTGGAACAGCGCTCTTACAGGGGACGTGCCCAAAGCCACCACAGGAATTACTAAAACGACCACCAGCACCGATACCTTTGGTGCCACAGACACAGAAATCCTTACCAACGTCATAGAGAACTTTGAGCAGTCCAAACAAATACGCGACCAGCTTAATGCACTTATTGACTGGTATGAGACCAATGAAACAATAGGTAAGTAATATGCCATTATCCAAACTTGTATTTAAACCAGGGGTCAATAGAGACCAGACTAACTACGCCTCTGAAGGCGGCTGGTTTGATATGGATAAGGTACGCTTTCGTTCAGGCTATCCTGAAAAGATCGGGGGATGGCTAGTACAGACATTTGACCAGTATGTTGGTGAAGCACGTTTGCTATTCCCTTGGGCCCTAACTACAGGTGCTACACTATTATGTATCGGCACTAACGAGAAAATATACGTAACGCAAGGTACATCCCTATACGATATAACCCCAATTCGCCAAACTTTTACAACAACAGCCACAGATAACTGCTTTGGCACGACTAATGGTTCTACTACCGTCTTAGTTACTATTACAGGGCACGGAGCTGACGAAGGTGCGTATGTTACATTTAGCGGTGCAGTGGCAGTGGGTGGGGTAACAGCACCGAATTTAAACAAAGAATTTAAAATAAGTAATGTTACTTCAAATACATTTACCATCACAGTAGCCTCCGCTGCAACATCAACAGTAGCATCAGGTGGCGGTACGGGCATATCAGCAGCGTTTCAAATCAATATCGGGTATGAAAACGTTACCGCAGGTTACGGCTGGGGTACAGGCACTTGGGGTCGTGGCACTTGGGGGTCAAGCTCAACAACGCCTATATTTAACAACCCTAGATTGTACTCCGCTGACAACTTTAATAACGACTTAATATTTAGTATTACTGATGGCAGCATATACTATTGGGCATACGACTCTAACTTTACTACTCGCGCAGTATTAATGTCCTCATTAGGGGGAGCCACCGCAGTGCCACAACAAGTAGGCACCCTAATATTTGCTCCGTCAGGACATCTAATCGCCTTAAGCTGTACCGAATATGACGCTGGCGCCGCGTCCCCTAACTACTTAGGACCTCTTAACCAGTTACTAATCCGGTGGGCTGATGTAACTGCCGATGCTGGACCTGATCCGCTATATTGGAAGCCAGAACTAACTAATACAGCCGGGTTCTTATACTTACAATCTGGCACCAGTATTATTACTGCGTACCACGCTAAACAAGAAACGCTAATCTGGACAGATATATCGCTGTCATCAATGCAATTCTTAGGTACGGCTGAAGTATTTGGTGTTCAAGAAGTTGCTAACGGCATCTCAGTTGTAGGGCCTAACGCAGTTGCCTCAGCTAACAACGTTATTTATTGGATGGGTAATGATAAGTTCTACACCTATAATGGTCGTGTAGATACGTTACCTTGTACATTAAGGCAGTTCGTATTTGAAGACATCAACCGTCAACAAGGTCAAATATTCTTTGCGGGTACCAATAGCCAGTTTAACGAGATTGTTTGGTTCTATTGCTCTGCAAATGCAGCGGCAATTGACAGATATGTAATATACAACTACTCAGATAATATCTGGTATTTTGGCACTATAAATCGTACCGCTTGGATTGACGCTGGTATATACGGTACACCCCTTGCTGTGCATGATGGGTGGCTATATGCGCATGAGTCTGGTACAGATGACGGACAACCATTAGGTGCACCACCTGTAGGGATGGATTCATATATTCAATCTGCTGATGTTGATATCGAAGACGGCGATAAGTTTATGTTGATTCGCCGTGTTATACCTGATGTTAACTTTACTAATTCTGAAACTAATAACCCAGTGACAGGCGCTCCAGTAACACCCGAAGCAACAATTACAGTAGGTGTCCGGAACTTCCCCGGTGCTATAAGTTCAGTAACAAATGCATCTGGTGTATCAACTGCTAGACCTGTTGTAACTGCATCAGCAACAATTAACCAGTATACAAATCAAGTATTCATCAGAGCTCGTGGTCGTCAGATGAACTTTAAGATTGAGTCTAACGGGGTTGGTACGCAGTGGCAATTGGGCATGCCTAGAATAGATGCTCGTCCAGATGGAACAAGGGGTTAATAATGGCACTTAAATCATTTGCTCCACCAACGTTGCCTTTACCACCAGCTGAATACACTCCACAGTATTTTGATCAGCTAGTGCGTTCATTAAACACATATTTTAGGCAAGTAGGCTCGACAACTCCCATCGTTGTTGATAGTATTACACTAAATAATTTACCAACCAGCGCAACAGGTTTGCCTGTCGGAAGTGTGTGGAACGATGCCGGCACTTTAAAGATAGTTACATAAGGATATAGTATGTCAGGACGTGAATTAGCACAAGGGGTAGCAAGCCTAGGTCGTAATGGCGAGTCGATGCTTGTGCATATGCAGCCACGAGAAGTGGCGGGTCTTCAGGCCCTTGCAATGCAAGGTGGTGGTTCACTAACTATCAACCCTGAAACAGGTCTACCAGAAGCAGGTTGGTTCGGTGATATTCTAGGTGCGGTTGCACCTATTGCGTTAGGTGCGTTCTTAGGTCCAGCAGGTATTGGATTAGCGTCGTCATCATTAGGTGCAGGTATGATGACAGGTGCTATTGGGTTCCTAGCGTCTGGTGGTAATTTAGGCACTGCTTTAAGCGCTGGCTTAGGCGGTGCTGGTGGTTTTGGTCTAGGTAATAGTCTAGGCAAAGTAGGCCAAACAGCGCTAGTAGATACCGTAGCTAACCCTGAAACCGTAGGAAAATCAATTCTTGATGGCGGTGCTGGATCATTTACTTCCGGGGCAGACTCACTGTCTTCCCTAGCAGGTAATGCAGATAACTTAGTAGGTAAAGTCGCTGGGTCAGGACTTGATATAGCTGGAAATGCAGCGAACAATATTCCAGGTATGGGTATTAGAGACTTAGGTAATTCTGCTTTGGACTTAAGTGGTTCTGTAGCTAAAGTTGGAACCCCTGCATATACTTGGGGTGATATTGGTAAGGGCGCAATGGAAGTTGCAAAAAACCCCGTAGCCGCGTGGAAAGCAGGTCAAGTTGGGATGATGGATGCCCTGACTGTTGCGTCTCCATTAATGGCTATTCAACCTAAAATGCCTAAAGCTCCCGTAGATACTGGTTATCAAATGAAATACGAAGGTGAATATACGGCACAAGATCGTAACCCTAGAATGCCAACACAAGAAGAAATGGCTCAGTTATCTGCTCAAGGTTCACCAGAGTATAACTATTTTGGTAGCTCCAACCCATACCCAGGGTTCAATAAAGCTCCGGGTTATGCAGCTGGTGGAATGGCTACTGGCGGTGCGCCTGATTTATTTGGTTCTCCTGATGGTACAGCAGCACAAAATACAGTAAAAGAGGGCTATGGTTTAGGTCGTTTAAATACCTTAGCTTCTGCAGCCTCATCCGAAAACGCAAAAGAATACGGCTTTGATGCTGGTGGCGCAGTTCCTTATATGCCTGGTGCTCCTTCATACGGTGTACCTCCAACTGATTTAGCTGAAGTAGCAAAAATAGGTAGTCCTGGCCAAAAAGCAAGTACGCCTGGCGGTCTAAGTAACTTGTTAGGTAATGCAATCACAGACCCAATGGGTAGAACTACTGAGAATAATCAAGGTGGTATTGGTGGCTTTATGGGTAAAGGCGGTCAAAAAGCAAAAGGCCCTGAAGCACCAGCAGTAACTATGCAAGATTACATAAATGCAGCTACACGCACCTATGACCCGAATGCTTCTATAGCGGCGGCAATGGACCCGACTGGCGCAGAACGTGCTCAATTTAATGTTATCAATCCACAACCTGTTAAAAAAGCAATGGGTGGTGGTTTAAAAGATGGTGGGTTTGTGGTTCCAGCAGACGTAGTTAGTCATTTAGGTAATGGTAGTACAGACGCCGGTTTAGCAGCCCTACAAAAACGTCACGGTGCACAACCTATACGAGGCGCTGGTGATGGTATGTCTGACTCAATCAAGACTACAATTGATGGCAAGCACCCTGCTCGCATTGCAAATGGTGAAGCCTATATATCACCAGAGCAAGTAAAACGCAGCGGTGGAGCTAAGAAGTTCTATGCTATGATGGACAAAGTACGTAAAGAACGTACCGGTACTAAGAAACAAGGTAAACAAATTAACCCAAATAAATTCATGGCGGCATAATGCAGATATCATATGTACCCTTAGAGTACTTAGAAACAGTATGGCCTCAGATTGAAGGGTATTTAGACGGAGCTGCTAGATACTCACATGGTAGATTTAAAGTAGAAGACATTAAGCATGGGATTGAAACTAAGCCACAACAATTGTGGGTAGCCTATGAAGATGAGTTTATTTACGGTGCAGTAGTTACCGAGGTTGTGACTTATCCACAAATGAAAGCATTAGACACCCATTTTACTGGCGGAATTGAGCTACCTAAATGGAAAACACCTATGTTAGAAGTATTGCAAAAATTTGCAAGGGATAACGGGTGCAATATTATTGAGAGCTACGGACGCCCAGGATGGGAAAAAGTATTTACGGATGATGGATTTAAAAAGCGGTTCATGTTCTATGAATTGCCTGTGGAGAAAGAAGCATGAAAGCACATTGGGATTTAGAGATGTTGCCTGAAGAGGCATTTCAAAAAGTAGGTAAGAATGTAAAACTGTACAAAAAGGGTGGTGGCGGCAGTGCCCCTACTAGTCAAACAGTTACGCAAACTAACTTGCCTGAATACGCTAAGCCGTATTTTGAGAACCTATTAAACCGAACACAGGCACAATCATACCAACAATATCAACCGTATGGTGCACCACGTATTGCTGGCTTTACTCCTGAGCAACAAGGAATAATGCAAAGTTATTCCAATTTACAGACTCCAGGACAATTTAACCAAGCCACTCAAGGTCTTAATTTGGCCGGTGGTATGGGTGCAGCGGGGGCTAGAGCTGGTTTAGACCAGGCCTTAGCGTATCAACCAAGCAACTATAATGCTCAGCAAGTAAGAGCACCTAATTTGCGAAATTACCAAATGGCTAATGTAGCTGACGTACGCGCTCCTAGCCTACAAAACTTTGGTATGAACGCGGCTCAAACAAGCTTTAATCCAAACTTACAAAATTACCAAATGGCAGGCCCACAAAACGTGGCCTCTCAAAACTTTGGTCAAGCTGCTGCTGATTACTACTCAAACCCTTACCAACAAAACGTTACTAACATCGCATTACGTGAAGCACAGCAAAAAGGTGCGCTAGATAAAAACGCATTAATGAGTGGTGCTATTGGTCGTGGTACATTTGGTGGTGCTAGAAACGCATTGTTGCAAGCAGAACAAACACGTGGGCTAAACCAACAACTAGGTGATATTCAAATGCAAGGTAGCCAACAAGGTTATCTAAATGCGCAGCAACAGTTCCAAGCTGACCAACAGCGTCGTATGCAAGCAGATTTAGCTAACCAACAAGCAGGGTTAACTTCAGGCCAGGCTAACTTACAAGCATTATTACAAACACAAGGCTTGGGCGCAGGCATTGGCAAAGATATTGCATTGGCTAACTTGACTAACGAGCAACAAGCTAACGTACAAAACTTAGCGTCTCAATTACAAACACAAGGTTTAAGTGCAGATCAAGCATTAAGGGCAGCATTAGCTAACCAACAATCCGCGTTAACTACAGGTCAAAAAAATCTAGATGCTTTACTAGGTGTACAGTCACTAGGCGCAGGTCAAAACTTAACGGCTCAACAACTAAATCAAGCTGCTAATCTACAAGCCAACCAACAAAACCAACAAGCTCAACAATATGCAGCTGGCTTAGGTCAGCAATTGTACGGTACAGGTCTAG